GTGTAGAGTTAATGGCTGATGAACGTGCTGCATTGAATCAAGAAATGGGTGATATGAAGTATTTTAAAAAAGAAATTGCTCGTATTGCTAAGACGGCTGAGGCTCGTGATACTATTAAAAAACTAAAAACAATGCGTCGTCAATTTATTGGTTCTGATGAAGTGCCGATCGGTAAATTTGATCAGATTCATACGATGTTGCACGAAGCACAACAAACCGCAGAAGATCTTGCATTTAATAATTTAAATTCTGATATGCGTAATGCAATTGAGCAACGTATTATGATCAGACAAATTAACAGTCAAAGGGCTGAACAGGGCATTATGCCTATTCCAACTAATCGTTATTAAACAACATGGCGTGCACTGACGTACAAACAATTCAAGCTGGAAACGGGTCAAAAAAACAATTCTCTTTTGACTTCCCGTACATTTTTAAATCTGAAATCCACGTTTATTTCTGGAACGTGGTTACAAAAGAATACGACGAAAAACTTACGACAGATGCCACCTACCCTTGGCAGATTACTGATGCCAACCCAACAATTGTAGAGTTTACGGGGACTGCTCCACCAGCCCCAACCTCTCCAACTGATCCAGGTGAGCCTACTGTTGACAACGTTAAAATCAGGCGGATTACTAAGGTTGAGGACATTCGTGCTCTGTTTAACCCAGGATCTGCCATTCGGTCTGATGACCTGAATAAGAACTTTGAACAGTTGCGGTATGCTATTCAAGAGGCTAACTGCGCTGGTATTCCTGATGATGTAGATGCTTATCTTAAGAACTACTATTGGAACAAGTTTGACTCAACTGTTTATTCTACTGAAACTTGGGATTCTGATGATGATCAAGTAGCAACAACTCAAGCTATTGATGCTCGTATTGATGCTAAGGTTGACTCTGCTTTGACTGTAGATATTGTTGGCGCTGATGGCGTTAACATTACAGATAACTCTCCAAACTCAGGTCAAATTACAGTTGGTCTTAGTGATAATGCTGTAGATTTTGACAAGATCAAAGATGCTGACCAAATTAAACTGGCTGATCAGGTAGCAGACTACGATAATGGTGGTTCTGACGATAAAGTTTTCACCTCTCTTGCTGCTATCCGTCGTTTTGAAAACTATGTTCAAGACGCAACTCCATCAACAACAGCTGGTATTGGTAAGGGTGCTGTTTGGCTAGATGTTGCTGACGACAAAACTCTTTCCATGTGGGATGGTAGTGCCTGGCAAGCTATTACGTCTGGCGGTACATTTTCAAACCAACCTAAAGTTGTATACGTTGATGCATCGTCTGGTAGTGATAGTAACGATGGTCACCGTATTAGCCGACCTAAAAAAACTATTAAAGCTGCAATTAACCAGATTAACGCTGATTCAACCTATGGTGATGGCAGTGTTGTAATTGTAGCAGCTGGTGTGTATCAAGAGGTTGCACCAATCCAAATCCAAAAGAAAAACGTTTCTATTGTTGGACAAGCACTTCGTAGCTGTATTGTACACCCAACCGTTGCTACTCAAGGTGATCAAAGTACTGGCAACCATGCATTGTTTGAATTGAACAGTGGTTCATTCATTCAAAACCTGACGTTGACCGGTATGAAAGCTGGTAGTTCAGGTACTAACTCTCTTGACTCTAGTTTGCCAGCCGCTCAAGGTTGGAATTTTGCTTTCTACGCTGGTGCAACTATTGTTAAATCACCGTACATCCAAAATTGTACTAACTTCTCAGACTCTGAGATTGACAACAGCAACTTAAATGCAAACACACCTGCTGGTGGTCTTGCAGGAGATACTGACTCTGCAGCGACTGGTGGTGGTATGTTGATTGACGGTTCTGTTGTTGCAGCTGCCTCACCGTTGCGTTCAATAGTGGCAGATAGTTATACCCACGTTGGTCTAAATGGTCCTGGTATCCTTGTTACTAACAACGGTTATACACAGTGTACGTCTAGTTATGCCTTCTTTAACAAATACCATATTAAAGTATTGAACGGTGGTCAGGCTAACCTTGCTGCTTCTACTACTGATTTTGGTGATGAAGCATTGGTTGCTGATGGTAAATCTACAACTGCTATCTTTACTTCTAATGTTGATGGAGCAGCAGCTGACGGTGATAAGACCTTTAATATTAACGAACCTACCGCAGGTTCCGGTTGGTTTGGTGATACTCAAAGACCTGCTAGCAACATGCTGGTAACTGTAAATGGTAACACTTATCCTGTACTATCTGCTACTGCTAACACTGATAGTGAAGGCGGAAATGGTTGGACTGTAACAATTCAACGTCCTAATCCAAACAAAAAGAGTGAAAACCTTGGTCTTAATGGTGCAGTAAGTGATAACGCTGCTGTATCGTTCTTCCTCCGTTCTATGATCGCTTCTAGCGGTCACACGATGGAATATGTTGGTAGTGGTACTAATTACAACGCATTGCCTGAAAACGGTGGTGTACCTAACGACTCTAAACAAATTGTTGAAAGTAATGATGGTAAAGTTTGGACTGCTATTACTGACCACAACGGTAAATTTAAGATTGGTGATTTCTTTGAAGTAGATCAACGTAAAGGTTTTATTAATTTTAGTGCGGGTTCATACGCCTTTGACGTTGTAACTGATGCTAACCCACAACTTGGTGGTCCCTTAGATGTAAATGGTCAGGAAATTACTAGTGCTAGTAATGGTAATATTACGATTAACCCGGCTGGAACTGGTCAAATTGTATTAGATGCTAACGTTAAACTGCCAGCAGGTACCGCGGCATCGCCCAGTTTCTATAACGGAACCGACACAAACACTGGTTTGTACTTTAGTGCAGCTGATGAGGTGTCAGTTACAACAGGTGGTACACAGCGCCTTGGTGTTGACAGCTCGGGGAATGTACTTTTTAAGCAAGAAGCATCAAGTTCTTATCCAGAGCAAAAACTTAAGTGGTCTAACGACAGCACGACTACAAACGGTTTTTATATTTCGCAGAATTCGAGCAGACAAGGTAAGGTTTGGCACGAGCAAGGTTTGGAAATTGTATTCGGTACAAATAACGCCGAACAGATGCGTCTTGACAGCTCGGGGCGGCTGTTGATTAACCGCAACAACAGCACCGGATCGCATAACTTGGAGGTCCATGGTGGCACTGACAATGAACCTATAAAACTTTCAAGTTCTGACGAAGGTGCCTACATTGCATTTACAGACGACGGCACAACAGGTTCAACACGTCTTGGTGCGGTCGATAATGACTTAAAATTTGATGTCAACAGTGCTGAGCGGCTGCGCATCGACAGCTCAGGCCGTCTATTGGTTGCGACTGACACTCCTGGGCTGGCCGCAGGGGATGAGCTAACACTTGCAGGATCTGGAAATAGTGGACTTACGATTCGTTCCGGATCTTCTGACAGTGGCTCAATTTATTTCTCAGACGGAACTGCTGAAATTGATCAATACAAAGGACTAATTCAATACACGCATAATGGCGACTACATGCGTTTTCTTACCGCTAACGCTGAGCAAATGCGGATCGACAGCTCGGGGCGAGTCGGGATTGGAAAAAACAGCCTAAACTCAACATTTGAAATTTATCACGCGACCGAGCCCTCTATTTATCTACAAAACTCAACTACTGGAACAAGTGCTAGTGATGGATTTAGTATTGTTCAGTCTGGAGTAGATGCTTATATCAATAATAGAGAAGCGGGAAATATGCGTTTCTATAATTCTAATACCGAGCGGATGCGTATTGATAGTTTAGGTCGGGTGTTAATTGGGAAAAATAGTGCTCTTAGTGGAGGTGATCCGTCTGATGCGCGTCTTCAAGTTGTGGGAAGAGCTTCAGCGGCTACTGATCTAGCTCGATTTGCTCTTGCAAGAGGCAACGCTGCTGCAAATCTGGGATCAGGTGCAGAGCTTGGTAAAATATATTTTTCCGATAATGCTGGAGCCACATTTGCGAGCATTGCCGGCATCGTAGACGGAACGACTGGAAGTGACGACTACCCAGGTCGTTTAACGTTTGCTACGACGGCGGATGGTGCGTCAAGCCCGACCGAGCGGTTAACAGTCTTCAGTACGGGTGAAATTAAGGCGAAAGGTATTTATGACACCACCAGCAGTGGTGCGGCAAACGTACATATCCATTCCTCAAACTATATTCTTCACCGTTCAACATCTTCAATAAAGTACAAAACTAATGTTGAGACTCTTGAAGATAAATACGCTGACGCGGTGCTTAATTGTCGGCCCGTTTGGTATCAATCACTTTGTAAGGTTGACAATCCAGATTGGGGTCATTGGGGTTTTATTGCAGAGGAAGTTGCAGAAATTGACCCACGTCTTGTTTCTTGGAAAACCGACGAAATTTCTGTCGATAAAGAAGGTAATGAGACGCAGACTCCACTGGAAACGCCATTGGCTGAAGGCGTCCAGTATGACCGTTTTGTTCCACACCTGCTAAACTTGATTAAACGTCAACAGACAGCTATTGAATCCTTAGAGGCAAAAGTTGCAGCCCTTGAGGCTGGGTAACGGCTAACCGCCCCGTGTCATAGCGGGGCTTTTTACTATATTTTTATCTATACAAAAATGTCTACTACTTTTACTTGGGCTATTGACAACCTAGACAGGAACCCTGCTGATGGAATTGTGTTTACTGCTTACTATACTGTAAATGCTGCTGACGACACCTACTCATCTGGTGCATATGGTTCTATTGGCCTGGAAGCACCTGCAGAAGGTGATACTGTCATTCCTTATGCTGACCTTACCGCTAACACTGTTATTGGTTGGGTTAAAGAACGACTTGGTGGTGCTGAAAAGGTTGCTGAAATTGAAGCAGCATTGCAAGCACAAATTGACGAACAACGTACCCCTACTAAGGCATCTGGTGTGCCCTGGAGCTAATTATGATCACCATTATCCGTCCAATCCTTTTTTCATTCCTTAACTCTGATAAAGTCAAACGTCTTATTGTTGACCTTCTTACCAAACTGGCAGAGCAATCTGACAACACTGTAGATGATCAGGCAGTGAAGTTCATCGAACGCGGTTTGTTCGGTGGACCCCTGGAGTGAACCTCCCCTTCTGCCTACTTTAATCCTTCCAGAAGCGCCTATATTGCCTGAAGCGGTGCTGGAGGTACCAAGGGCCCAGTTACCTAGTTACAAGCCCCTTACAGTGCCTCCTAGCGACCTTAGACCGCCTCCTGGTGTTAAAGGTACGGACACAGAAGAGGATACATCTGAAAATACTACACTTAAACCTGCTTTGCCTCCAGAGGCACAGATAGTAGAAATTCCGTTTACGGATATTGAGGTTCCAATGCCTACAACTACTATTATGACTACAGCAGCTACAACAGCTTTTATTTCTGTTGCCGCCACCCTTACTGCTACGTCTTTGTTCAAATATATCGTAATGGTATTTAAACCAGTATTCAAACAAGTATGGAGCAAATTGACAAAAAAGAAGGAGCCAGAGGTTTCTTAGATAAAGTAAAAGAAAACACTGAGGATGAATTACAAATTCTTGGTACTTTTGTTCGTCTAGGTGTTGTTGTTTGGAGTGGTTTTATTATCACCCTTAACTACGTTGATCTACCTATGATTAAAAAAGGACAAAGTGGTGGTGACATAACGTTCGTAGCTAGTGTTTTTACTGGAGCGCTTGCTACTTTTGGACTGACTACATCAAACACTAAAACAAATCCTAAAACTCCTGACCCTAAAAAGAAAGAAGAATGAAACGTCTTATTTTGTTGTTGATGTTGGCTAGCCCTGCTGCTGCACAGCAAGTTACTCCTAATTTTACCCAGGGTAGTATGCAAGCCACCACGACTACCACTGTTGACATCGATCGTACGATTACGACAAATATCTATGGTGGTGATTATAACTCATGGTCTGGCACAAACGTAACGCCCAGCGGGGACATTCTGGATTCGGCAACAACTTATTCAATTACAACCTCTGGAGAACAGTTTCAACTAGAGATTGTGGACAGAGCAGCCGGAGTTGTGGAGAACATCGTAGTAGACGAAGTTATTCAACAAAACTCTACTACTACCTCACTCTCTGTCTTCTCTCAGTAAGTCCTGTACTTGCTGGTGATGACCCTACAGTACAGAATAGTTCTAATCCTGTGGCGGCAGCTACAGGTAATGTAACTAATCAGGCGGTGCAATTTCAAAACAATGGTGCACCGTCTCGTCAATACTTTGCAAGTAATAATAGTTGTAATGGAACCACAATGCAAGTTTCGCCCTTTTATATGGGCAACGATACTGTTCCTTACGAGCATACTGGCTATGTACGAAGCAATAACTTCGGCATACAGCTAAATTTTGCAGTTCCACTAGATGGTGGCATGATTGAAACTTGCAAAGCTATTGCACGTAAACACGAACAGAAAATGCGTCTTGATTACGAGCTTGTTCGTGCTCTTAAATGCACAGAGATTATGAAAGCTGGGTTTACTTTTAGACCTGGTTCTCGTGTCGAAGTGCTATGTCACGACATTGTACCTATAGTAGCATTAGAAAATGAGTGAAGCACTTGTCAGCATAGCTGTCGCAGTCGTCGCTGGTGGCGCTGCTTTAAATAATAGATTACACAATCGAATAAACAGCGTCCATGAACGTATTAGTTCGCTTGATCGGCGGCTTGATGGTGTTGAACTGACTGTTGCTTCTGACTACGTTAAAAAAGCCGAACTAGCTGAACTATTAGCTAGGATGGAAGATCACATGGTACGCATCGAAAACAAACTTGACCAAATTGTTCTAAGAAATGGCTAAGAAAAAAGCTACTGAAGATCAGTTTAACGAGCTACATAATCTTGTTACTAAAGAGTTTCTTGCTCGAATTAAGTCGGGCGAAGCTACTACTCAAGATTTAAAAGCCGCTTGTGACTGGCTTAAGACAAATGACATCAGCGGTGTCGCCTTGGATGGTAATCCACTCAGTAAACTGGCTGCAGTAATGCCTACGGTTGATCCTGAACTTGTACATCGGAGGCTGCATGGCTCGAACGTCTAAACATAGCGGTGCTAAATACGCTAACGGTAACTACAAGTCGTATCAAAAAAAGTACGACTCATCTAAATTGCAGATCTCTAAACGGGCTGCGCTAAATAAAGAAAACAGAAAACGGGGAACCTATGGCAATGGTGACGGTAAAGATGTCTCACACAAAAAGAATGGTAAAACATTCCTTGAAAAAGCATCTAAAAACCGAGCACGTAAAGGCAAAGCATGACCCCACTACTTCCAACTCCTGACGATTATCTTTTTAACTTAATAGCTATGACCTCTCCAGAAGCCAAGCGCCTGTGGAGGCGCTCATGTTCATCCTAGGGCTCGCGGTGGGCAGGATGTCGCAACGAATGTCGTATGTGCCTGTACCCGTTGTAATCAGGAGAAAGGAAGTGCCCCCGTCCTAGATTGGATGAGGGACAAATTTGGAGTCAATAGGCTCCGTGAAAAAATTTTATTGGAGCATATTGCTTAATTATGTCTATACTGTCTGGTGAAGAGCAATTTTTTGAAAAAATAGAAAAGTATAAACAACAAGAAAAAGACGCTCCTACTTTAAAACGTGCAAAAAAGCCTAGACGAAAACTTAAAAATGTACAGCAAAAATCTTATGATGCTCAACGTCAAGGTATTGATACCACACGAGTGCCTCAACGACCTGGAACACAAGGCCACCATCTGACAAGCTTGCATAACGCATCGCCTTTTTTTGAAGGGTTAGATGTAGCAGAAAAAGCTATAATGGGTCAAAAATTTGCTCAATATGGTTTGGTACCGGGCGATTTAAGTATGAATCGTCTTGATATGTTTGCTAGACTGCATCAGGGTGGTATTCATGCTGTCGAAGGAAAAAATATACTAAACCTTGCAGGTAAACAGTATTTTAAACCTGGCGCATCGTTTCAAGCAAAATTAAATGCTGTTGAGCGGTTTGCTGCGGATCAAAAGCTTCTCGCAAATATTGCTAAACGAATGCAATATACTGCTGAATTTACTACTTCTGGTCTTACTGAACGGGTTGAAGCTACAGCAACACCTGAAATGTCAGCAGAATACCACGCAAAAGATCTGCAAAGACGGGAACAAATGTGGCGTGATTTTGCTGAATACGGTCCTGAACAACACAAGGTTGCTACAGCTTTGGGACCACAGATGCAATCAGATAATCTAGCTAGGGAAAAAGCACTACAACCTTACTGGAATTCTGACGGTTCTTTTGATATAGAACGATTAAAGGCGGATACAGCTAGCGGTAAATTTGTTTTACCAAAAGCAGGCCCGGCATCACCACTTAAAGTTAAAAATGGTAGTGTAGTTACAGATAAACCTGATCCTATTTTAAAAACACCTAAACAACAAGTTACACCTATTACCACACAACCTATAACACAACAAGTACAAAAAACATCTAAAACTAAATCAAAACCTACTAATGTTAAAGGTTCTATGCGTTTAACGTATGGTGGTGGTATAGAAGATATACCGGAAATTCGAGATGAGTTTGATTTAGATCCCGGATTTGGTACCCCATTAGGTGGTGGTAGAACAGTTGAAATGGGTGATTATTCTTTAGGAACTGTATAATTTATGACCCACCCAATCTTTGTTACAGGACCACAGAGAGCAGGCTCACGGCTTGCTAGCCACATCATAGCCAGACAAACAGGAAGAGAGTTTATTGATGAGCTTGATTATAGCCCTAACATACCTATGAACAGTGTTATTCAAGCTCCTTTCCTGTTAAAGGCTGTTATTGAATTATCATTTATGTTTCCTACAGCTCAATTTGCTTTTATGTATCGCAATGTCAATGATATTGTAAAAAGCATGGAGCGTATTGAATGGTACAAGGACTATATTGTTGATCCTGATTTTTATAGTACATTTGTAGATCATTGTTATACCTACATTGAGCAGCTTAAAAACGAGTTAATTCCAGAACGTTGGTTTGATATACACTACGAATCACTTGTACAAGACCCATTGTTTGTCAAAGATCGGTCTAATTTTACAGTAAAACAATATCTACCCGATAAACCTGATGGACCCGAAACCTGGAGAAACGATGAATACATTAGAACTGTTAAAAAGTGACTTCAAGCTGTTCCTGCAGGCTCTGTGGGCGCAGCTTGACCTACCTAACCCTACACGTGCACAATATGCAATCGCAGACTATCTTCAGCATGGACCTAAGCGTCTTCAAATACAAGCTTTCCGTGGAGTGGGAAAAAGCTGGATTACTGGAGCCTTTGTTCTGTGGACGCTTTTTAATAACCCTGAAAAAAAGATAATGATTATTTCGGCATCTAAAGAACGTGCCGATAACATGTCCATCTTCCTACAGAAACTAATCATTGAAACACCCTGGCTCTCTCATTTGCGTCCTAAATCTGATGACGCCCGTTGGTCCCGCATATCTTTTGATGTTAACTGCAGTCCACACCAAGCTCCGTCTGTTAAATCAGTGGGAATCACTGGTCAACTTACTGGTAGCCGGGCTGACCTCATGATCCTTGACGATATTGAGGTTCCCGGTAACAGTATGACTGAATTAATGCGGGAAAAACTACTACAATTGTGTACAGAAGCTGAGTCTATCCTTACACCAAAGGAAGACTCACGTATTATGTACCTTGGTACCCCTCAAACTACTTTTACCGTCTACAAACGCCTTGCAGAACGGTCTTATAAACCTTTTGTATGGCCTGCTAGGTACCCTCGTAAAACAACAATCTATGAGGGTCTATTGGCTCCACAATTGGTTGAAGATATTGATAAAGGTGTTGATAAATGGGACGTAACAGATGATAGATTTGATAATGAA